TTTGGTTGGACTAACCCAATTTTGCTTGATGGTGAAAATGGAATCATAGCTGGTCATGGTAGATTGATGGCGGCTAGAAAATTAAACCAAACCGAAGTGCCAACAATAGAACTAGCTGGATTAACCGATATACAAAAAAAGGCTTACATTATTGCAGACAATAAACTTGCTTTAAATGCTGGTTGGAATGATGAAATATTAAAACTTGAAATAGCAGAGCTAAAAAATGCAGGATTTGATCTTGGTCTTACAGGATTTAATATTGATGAGCTAAAAGCCTTTGATCCTATTATAGAAGGTTTAGTTGATGAAGATCAAATTCCTGATGTGCCTGAAGAACCTAAAACTAAACTTGGTGATATATATAAGCTAGGCAATCATAGATTAATGTGCGGTGATTCGACTAGCGTTGATGCTATTGATAAATTAATGAATGGTGATAAAGCTGATGTAGTATTTACTGATCCACCTTATGGAATGTTTTTAGATGCAGACTTTTCTAAAATGGGTGGCGCTGGATCAATGACTAATAAATCAGGAAATAAATATGATAAAGTTATTGGTGATAATAATGACTTTACTCCAGCATTAATTAATACTGTATTTGCTTCATTTGGATACTGTAAAGAAATATTTTTATGGGGCGCTGATTACTATGCTGAACTTCTACCAAATAAAAATGAAGGATCATGGGTGGTATGGGATAAAAGATTAGATGAATCAGCAGATAAAATGTATGGATCAACTTTTGAATTATGTTGGTCTAAAGCTAAACACAAACGAATGATGGCAAGAGTTAAATGGGCTGGTATATTTGGCATGTCTAAAGAGCATGATAAAAAAAGAGTTCATCCAACTCAAAAGCCTGTTGAATTAGTTGCTTGGTTTTTTGATTATTTTAGCCTTAAAGATAAAAAAAATGTAGTTGATTTATATGGCGGATCAGGTAGCACTCTTATTGCATCAGAAAAGGTTGGCAAACATTCTTATGTTATGGAACTTGATCCTAAATATTGTGATGTTATTGTTAAGCGATGGGAAGATTTTACAGGACAAAAAGCGGAGTTATTAAGTGAATAGAAAACCTATAGAGCTTCATTTAATTAATGGCACAACTCCCGAACATGATGCCATTGTATTGCCTGAATCTTTAAGGCAAAGAATACCTGCCGCAGAATGGATGGACAATCCTTCCGCATGGAATAAAGCACTTTTTGTTATAGAAACTTCTGATTATCTTTTTGATGTTTATGGAATAGGATCAGCTCAAGACAAGCATACTTTAACCATGCTTGCAGATCAAATTGACCTTTATATCCAATGTGGAATAGGTATAGAAAAAAATGGGATTGTTACTGTATTTAATGACGGCAAAACAATTGGACCTAATCCTTTTATAACTATTAGAAACAATACTCTTAAACTAATCATTCAATTAATGAATGAATTGGGTTTAACGCCTAGAAGCAGATTAGGTAAAGTTGGATCGTTGCCAGCATCTACCATTAATTCTTTAATGCTAGGACCACAAGTTAAGAGATGAATTATTTAACGGGTGTTCAATATGCTCAAGATGTAGTTAAGGGCAATATTGAAGTTTGCAATAATATAAAATTAGCATGTCAGCGTTTTCTAAATTTTATGGAAGACAAGCATTGGGAATATGAGTTCTTTCCTGAATATGTCGAGCATGTATTAAATTTTGTAGCAATTCTTGTTCACACCAAAGGTCCTGATGCTGGTAAACAAATTGTATTAGAGCCTTTTCAAATTTTTCTTATTTGTGGCATATATGGATTTCGCCATAAAAAAGATCATACAAAAAGAATGACCACCGATGTCATTGTTTTTATTCCTCGCAAAGCTGGCAAATCAACTCTTACTGCAATTATAGGTTTATATGAATTAGCATTTAACGAAGCTGGAGCGGAAGTGTTTACCCTTGCTACTAATCGAGAACAGGCATCTATTGTATTTGATGCGGCTCGTTCAATGATTGAAAATATGCCAGCAGAAATTAAAGCATGGTATCGAGTAAGCAAATATGAAATTGGTAAAGCTAATGACAGTCAAACTATGTTCCGCGCTTTATCCCGCGACAATAAAAAGTCAGGCGATGGTAAGAATGCTAGTTGCGCTATTATAGATGAAGCCGCACAGATTATAGACCGCAATAGTATTGAAGTTATATTTTCAGGCATGGTTGCCCGAAAAAATCCATTAAGAATTTATATAACAACTGCAAGTTTTACTAAAGACACAAAGTTTTTTGAAGACTTAACTGCATTTGAAACAATGTTAAATGGTGATGCGCCTGACAATCCTCATTGGTTTGGTTTGTTATATGGACTTGATCCACAAGATAATTGGAAAGATGAATCAACTTGGGCTAAAGCTAACCCAATGCACGGCATATCTGTTTATCAAGAAGCCATTAAAGAGCGATGCGAACAAGCTAAATTTAAGCCAGCGGCTCTTAATGAATTTCTTTGCAAAACTCTTAATGTTTATGTATCCGCTAACACTGCCTGGATTGATCGCGACTATTGGGATAAATCTACAGGCGAAGATAAACCTGAACCTGAAGAAGTATTTATTGGCTTTGACTTGGCGGCAACTCGCGACTTAAATGCAGTTTGCACCTTAAAGCGATATGCTTCCGAGGATTATTATGCTGAATTCAAATTCTTTTTGCCTGAAGAAGCGTTATCCTTGATTCCAAGTCATTATCGTGGTATATTTGACCAAGCCGTTCAATCTGAAATATTGCATATCACAGAAGGCAATGTTATGGATGATCGCGAGATTTCTGAATATATAAAACAACAAGCTACTTTATACAATGTTAAAGAAGTAGGTTATGACGCTTACAATGCGGCTTCTTTAGTTGCTCGACTACATGATAATAGCATTCCTGTAAAAAAGGTTGGACAGGGCATGGCTGTTTTAAATAACCCATCCAAGCATGTTGAAAAACTTATTATGCAAAATGCTATTAAACACAATGGCAATCCATTTGTAGGTTGGCAATTAAGTAATTGTGAAGTTTATACCGATGTTAATGGCAATATTAAGATTCGCAAGAATGAAGCAGATAAGTCAGCAAAAGTAGATGGTATAATAGCGCTCATCATTGCGATGCACTGCTCATTAGATCATCCATTAGTTTCTACATCTTTTGGATTTAGAAGCATATAAAGGAAAAACATGGCTATATTAGATATATTCAAAAGAAAACCAAATCAAAACGCGCAAGAAAGTAATTCACTTTTTGGAAATACCGCCCTTGGTAATAACATACTTCGTAATGTTAAATCCCAGGGAGTTCAATCTTCTAATCAACTTTTATATGTAACAACATCATCTGTCAATGCTGCTGGTCGAGTATTGGATATGTCCACACTATCCCGTAACTCCACTGTTATGGCTTGTGTAAATGCTAAAGCTCGCGCATTAGCTCAATTGCCTATTAAAATTATGGCTTATAGCGCTGATGGAAAAATGGTTGATGCAATTACCGATCCAAATGTTTCAACTCGCGACAAAGCTAAAGCCAAAGCAGTTTATAATTTATTAAATAATCCAAATAATTATCAATCATCATACGAGTTTTGGTATCAATGGTCTATGTGGTATGACCTATCAGGCGAAACATTTACCGCTTTATGGCGCAAAGAGCAATCAAACTCTACGCTAACACCTATGGAAATGTATCTTTTGGATTCAACTTTAATAACCGCTCAAATCACACCTACTCGTTATCCTACTTATAGATTATCGACTAGCACATACGGATTTAATAAAGATGAACCATTAGATTATTTCCAAGTTATTCATGCAAGTGAAATGGCTTGGCAAGGTAGTTCCGGTTTTAACAAAGGTATTCTAGCAACAGAATTAATATCATTAGATCAAGACATTGATTTATATGCTAATTTTATTATGCTTAATGGTGCTAAACCTTCAGGCATGTTTGTTACAGATCAAGTTATTCCTGACGCTAAATTTAAAGAAATTGCCGCAAGACTTAAAGAAGCTTGGACATCTTTAACAGGTTCTCGCTCTACTGACTTATCTAAACCAGGTCAAGGCATGTTATTAGATAATGGCATGAAATATATGCCGTTAAATATGCTTACCCTTCAAGATGCAGATGCTAGAGAATTAAAAAATCAAACTATGAAGCGAATTTGTGGTTTATTTGGAGTTCCGCCTGCAATGCTTGGTATTGCTGATATGAAATACAATAACACACAAACAATGCTTGATGAATTTTACAAATCAACAATGTGTCCGCTAATTACTAATATTGAACAGAAGTTTAAAACTTCTCTGCTAAATGGTTATCCAAACCTCTGCATTAAATTTCAAACTGAAGATTTTTTAAAGGGCGCGCCCCTAGATCAAATGAATTACGCTGTAGCGGGTGTTAATAGTGGTATAATGACACCTAATGAAGCGCGAGAATACCTTAACAAGCAAAACTTGGAAGGCGCAAACGAATTAAAAGATACATCAAAACAAGTTAAACCAATTTCAGGAACTTCACCAACCGATACAGGTGGGGGCGGAAATACCTCTACTATTAATCGCACAGGTCAAGCCGGTAAAGCTTAATGACATTAAAAGAGTTACTTGACAAATTAACCCAACAGGCTAAAAAGAGAAAACCTCAACCTGTTAAAACCAACGGAATGAAAGAAAAGGGAGTGCCAATTCATGACTGATATAAAATTTCTATTTGAATCAAAAGTTGCTTTAGGCGTTAAAAACGACGAAGCTCAAGGCGGTAGCGGACAAATTCAAGCTACTGTAACGACATGGGGCGCTCGCGAAGGTGCTGATGGTCGTAAATTCAATTATCAACCTGAAGGCTTTGCTCAATGGGCTGATGAATTTGCTAAATCAGGCAAACCGCTTCCAATGTTTTTTCAACACAATGATATGTCTATGCCGGTTGGCGAATGGACTTCATTTGAGTTTACTGACAATGGAATGGATGCTACAGGCAGACTTTATACAAACACAACTGCTGGAAAAGACCTATATACAATCATGAAAGAAAGTCCAGCTATGGTTGGCGGTGTTTCTGTTGGTGCTTATGCTGACGAATATTCAATGGTTGATGAAGATGGTATGGATGTAGGCGCTGATGAAGATGGTTTTTTCCAAATTAAAAAAGGCGGATTAAAAGAAGTGTCTATTGTTATGAATCCAAACAATCTTGAGTGTAATGTTTCCAAATTAGAATGCTTTAGAGCTGATGGCTCTTTAGATTTAAAACTAATCGAGAAGGCATTGCGTGATGCAAAACTTTCAAGAAAAGATGCGACCACTGCGTCTTCAATTTTCAAACAAATTATAGAAACTCGTGATGAGCCTATTATTGTTTCTGAAAAAGCACCTAGTCAGAGTGATGCTGATGCGGTGGTAGATGAGCAAAAAATTCTTAATGCTTTTGCTGAAAGAGAATTGCTCAAAATTTTAAACAATCGTCTTAAAGGATAAATCATGTCAGACAAAATTATCGAAAAGTTAGACGCTATTGAAGCAAAACAAGTTGAAGCTGTGGAAGCAGTTAAAACTGATGTTGATGCTAAATTAGCTGAAGCGCAAAAAGTCTTTGATGAAAAAGCAATTTCATTTGAAGAAAAAGTAGCACAATTAGAAGCTAAAGTTGCTTCTATTCAATCTGCTCCATTAGTTAAAACTTACAAAACTATCGCTCAAGAAGTTAATCGTTCAGTTAAAGAACAATTAAAATCTTTTGTTGAAAAAAATGGTAAGTCAGAAAAAGAATTAAAAATGTGGGAAGATGCTGGTCAATATGAAGCATACATGAAGGAAGCTTCAGCATTAACAGGTTCAGGCGCTGGTGTTGGTGGTAGAACAGCTTATGATCCTGTATTTGTTGCACTTCGTTTAGCAAATCCTATGCGTGGTTGTTCAAGAGCTGTTGCAACTGATGGCGCAACATATCAATTCCGCGCTAAAACAGGTGATGCTGGTGCTGCTTGGGGCTATGCAATTCAAAACAATGGTTCAGCTACAACAGAATCAACTAACATTTGGCAATTAACATTGCAAGATTTGAATGTTCAATTTCCAATCAGAACTGCTGCGCTTGATGATATTGATGGTTTAGAATCAAATGTTGTTTCAGATATGCTGCTCGAATTTTCGCAACAAGAAGGTTTGAGTATGATTCAAAACAACGACCAAGGTGCGACTTCACTTCCTTATGGTGGTTCTAATGGTCTTCGTGGTCTTAATCAGTATGCTGGTGCTAACGCTTCTTATACAGGTGGCACAACATCAGTTGCAGCTTATGGCACTTCAGGCACAGGTTCTACTTCAGGCTTGCATTCATTAGCTACATACGATCAATTAACATCTAACACAAACTCTGTAACTACAAACAATGTAACTTACAAAGATGTTGTTAATTTAATCTATGCTTTACCACAAGAATATTGGACACCAACAACTAAATTTGTTATCAATCCTGTAATGTTAGGTGCGATTCGCGGTTTAGTAGATACAAATGGTCGCCCAATCTATGTTGATGGTTTAGCTCGTGAAGATGGTATTGTTGGCACATTACTTGGTTTTGATGTAGTGGTTAATAAATATCTTGACACACCTAACCAATTAGCGACAGGCGCTGCTGGAACAACTCCTAAATATCCAATGTATTTTGGTGATTGGAATCGTTTCCATGCAATCGTTGATCGTTTAAATATGGTTATGCGTCGTTATGATCAAACTTTACCAGGCTCAATCACATTCTATGGTGAAAAGCGTTTGGCAACTTCAGTAGTGAACCCATTTGCTGGTGTTCGTTACAGATCAACAGTAACAGCTAATAGCTAGTAGTTAGTAATAAATGTATGGCAAAAGGGCGGTTTAATCGCTGCCCTTTTTTTTAATCAATTAGGAACAGACCATGAATACAACTGAAAAAATTTTAGATGGCATCAAACAGACGCTTGAAACAGGAAAAAAAATCACTATTGATTTAAGTGAAGCTTCTACCCTAACAGGCAGCGGTGATGGTGTAGGTGGTCGCACCTACTTTGATGATGCTTTTGCAGCATTACGATATGCAAATCCTTTCAGACAAGGATCAAGACAAATTAAAGCAAGCGGTTCATCTGTGCAATTTGTGGCAAAAACAGGTAACGCAGCTAACAGCACAAACCCTTGGCTTTATGCAATAACACCAAATTCAGGTTCACCAAATATTGCAACATCTACTTGGCGACTACCAACAAGAGTTATAACAGCTCAATTGCCTATTAGAATGGCGGCAATGGATGATATTAATTATTTAAATGAAACTTTAGTAGAAGACCTTATGTATGAGTTTTCACAACTTGAAGCGCAAAGTATGTCCACTAACAACGATCAATCAGGATCATCAACAACATCAACAGGTGCTGTTAATGGTTTAAGAGGTCTTGTAGGAACATACTTAACAAGCACTTCAGCGGCTTCTTACGGCAGTTCAGGCAATGCTATAACGGATGGTATTCATACCATTAAATCAATCAGCCATAGTGATACTGTGCCGGATTATGACATGTTAGCTGATATTGCTAATGCTTTACCTAGTCAATATTGGTCAAGCCCTACAACAGCTTGGCATATTCATCCAACACTTATTCAAACATTAAGAAAATTAAGAACATCAGGAACATCAAATGGTTTATTAGAAACAGGCGATGATGATGGTGGTGCAGCAGTTCATATCTTTGGTTTTCCTGTAATTCCTAATCCTTATTTAGAAGCTCCAGGAACAACGGGTAATTGTGCTTTAATTTTAGCTGATTGGAATAGATTTTTAACTATTGCTGATGTTGAAGAAATGACTATTCAAGCTATGGAACAAACTACTCCAGGCTTTGTTACTCTTTATGCTGAAAAGCGTTTAGTTTCAACTATTCGTGATCCATTTGCTGGTATTCAATTAATAGGAACATAATATGGCAGATACATTAGGGCAAGTTGCTTTTGGCTCTACTCGCAATCCGTTTAACTATGATAAAGTTGAACAGATTTCAAGAGATACAACTACTGCATGGATTACAACTACTGAAATTGACAATCAACTAAATTTATTTGGTGATACTTCACAAAATACATTTTTAGCTGGGTTAGAGCTTTCAGTAAGAATGGCAATTGAAGATTATCTTGGTATGTCTATTTTTGCTCAATCTTATAGAGTTTATTATGCTACCGATTCATTGTATGCAACCCCTGTATGTTTAGATTTGCCCGAAATATCACAAGGATCAACATTAACCAATGGTGTAACTATTGATAGTGTTAAATATTACGATGGAAACACTCCAAGCGCTTTACAGACATTAACAAGTGGTTCTAGTAATTATTATTATGATGTAACCGGCAATAAAGTTATTTTAGTTAATGGTATTCCATCTAATATTAGTCAAAACAGAACTGCACCTATTATTGTGGAATATACATTATCTGCAAATGCTTTAGCTTCTTATCCTGTAATTAAACAAGCGGGATTATTGTTGCTAACTCATTTATATAATAATAGAAGTGAAACTGTGCAAGGTGGATTGCAAAATATTCCTTATGGTGTAGATGCTTTATTAAGACCTTACAAACCTTTGGTGATGTAAATGGCAATTAAACGCTTTGAAAATGTTGATGTTAATACTTTAACTTTTAGCACAAATAGTTATGGTGAAAATGTAACAACAATAACAAAGAAATTTACAGGAAGACCATTAGTGTCATCTGTTAAAAATTCTTTGCAGATAACATCAGATACGCGAATTTACCAGGATTTAATTAACTTTAAGTTCCAATATACGCCATGGATTCAAGATATTGTTATTAATCAAAACTTATATTCATTTACTTGGCGCACACAAGATTGGCGTATAACAAATGCAATAGAAGCTGATGATAAAATGAGTGTAACTATTCTTTGTTATCGTTCTGATCCTGTTACAAAGGTTTAATAAATGGCTACACAACAAAATGTTACACAGTATGCACAGGCTATACAGGCTCAATTGACTAGCATTGCAAGCCCAATTCCTGTATATTCTAACTTTAACAGAAACTATGCAACAGAGCAAAAATTTATAATTTGGCACTTAAGAAATGTTCATCAACCTGTATATACAGGTGTGAATCAAAACAATAAAGGTATTGATAGACCTATTTTTCAAATTAGTGTCTTTAGTGTTTATATGGATGATGGATTAACTATTGCTAATACAATCATTCAAGCATTACATGGTTATAATGGATTATTTGGTGGCTCAACTTATGGCTTTCAAATATCTAAAGCAGATGTTCAGTTTTTGTATCATGGATATGATAATACCACTGCAATTCATCAAGTGTTTATGGATTGCACATTAGATATACCAACATAAGATTTATTAATTTTAATTTAAGGATTTAATTATGCCATTACCAACCAAAGTTTTACCAGGGTTTAGCGCTACGCTATATGCGCAACCAACCACAACGCCCACTGTTTTAACAAATGCACAATTAGCAACTTTAGCAAATGTAGCGGCTATTGCTGTAACAGGCAATGTTGTGAATGTTGAAGCTATCCCAGCATTTGGTCAGGATGATGCTGTGGCTAGTTTTACTGTTGCCGGATCAAGACAGTCAGACAAAATTCCAACTCAATCAGCTCCAACATCATTAACTATTACGGCTGCTTGGAATCCTTCAGATACAGTTTTATTATTGCTTCGTGGCGATGCTTATACAGGCACAATAGACAGAACATTTGTTATTTCTGCAACTGACGGCACAGGCACAGTTTACTATGCTTTTAATGGTAGAGTAGCAGAATGGAAGATTGATGCTCAACCGGGTGCTGAAGCAAAAGCAGTTTTTACTATTCACCCAAGAGGCAACCAATATGGTTGGTCTAATACAGCTTAATAATTAACGAAGGAGTATTAAAATGGCTTTACCAAATAAAATTTTACCAGGGTTTAGTGCCTCAATGTGGATGCAAACAGGCACAACACCAACACCATTAACAGTAGCAAATTTATCTGTATGGACAGCTCAAGTAGCAACGATTGTAGGAACAGCAGCTAACGGAACAGGCGCAAGCGGAACTGCATTAAATGTAGAAGCAATTCCAGCGTTTGGTCAAGATGATGCAGTAGCTTCTTATGGTGTAGCGGGTTCAAGACAAAGTGATAAAATACCTACACAATCAGCCCCTACAAGCTTAACAATTACAGCGCCATGGAATCCTAGTGATGCAGCATTGTTATTGATTCGTGGTGATGCTTATAACGGAACTATTGACAGAACTTTTGTAATTGCAGCAACAGACGCAGCTACAACTATTGCATACGCATTTAATGGTCGTGTAAGTGAATTTAAAATTGATGCAGCTCCAGGCGCAGAAGCTAAAGCTGTATTTACAGTTCATCCTCGCGGAAATCAATATGGTTGGTCTAATACTTAAGGAATTAATATGAAATTATCCGAAGCTATTGATACATTAACATCTACATACCAAAGCCTTGATGCTGTAGCATTGGGGCTTCCTGTAGATGCTAAAGAAGTGCAAGCAGCATTAGCAAAAGCAAAACCTGATACAGCTGAATTTGTAGCATTAACTGTGTTAGCAAAATACAATCCTTTAATCCAAGAAATTAAAACAAAAGAGATTACAAATGACAACACAGATCAACTCAAATAATGATTTATTAAATTATCTAGTAACTCAATCCAATTCAGGTCAAAAGAATTGGTTTGGCTTTGCTCAACAACGACTTACGGGAATAACTTTAGCTCATGAGATTGCAAAAAATCATGCGGATAAACTTACACCTGAAGAAGCTGTTGATTATGCTGTAAAACTTAATAATGCTATTTATCAAAAAATTATTAAGGCTGATTAATGCAGAATACATTTGAAGTTAAAGGTTTAAAGGAAACTTTAAAAATCTTTGACGATTTAAGAGATGAAATTGGTGATGCTAGAAAGTCTAGCAATATTTTAGTTAAAACTGTTAAAGAAGCTATGAAACCTGTGTTAAGCATGGCTCAATCTTTAACAGCATCTCATAGTCAAACAGGGTTATTGCATGATTCATTAACTATTGTTGGCAGACGACCAACAAACAAAGATAAAACTTCAAGATATGTTAATGCCAATGATGCTGCAATTGCTATGGTTACTACAAAGCCAATTCCTAGAAGTTTAAAAAAGGAAGGCTTTAAACAATTTGGTCATTTAAGAGGTTCTGAACTTAAAAAAGCAAAGAAAACTTTTTATGAATCTGCCGGTGTATTTTATGATGCTAGAGCTATTGCAAGTGAATTTGGAACTAAAAATAGACCAGCTCATCCTTATTTAAGAGTTTCATTGGAAAGCCAACAACAACAAGTATCTGATTCGGTAGCAAGAATTTTACAACAATATATAGAAAAATTTAAATCACTATAACATAGGAGTATTACATGAATAAATTAGGTCAGTTACTAGGCAATGAATATGAGCAGCATAAAGAATCTATTTTAACAAGAGATTTTACTTATAAAGGCATGTCTTTAAAAGTAAGAATTCCAAGTGTAGCAAAAATGGAATCTATTTATAATGAATTTAAGAATCCAAATAAAGATGCAATTGAAGTTATATACAAAGAATTAACAGATAAGTTAATTATTAATCCTGAAGATAAAGTAGAAAAAACTGATAACGATATAATTATAGATGGCAGATCACAAAGAGAATCTGCTAAAAATACTTATTTAACAAGATTTAGAATTTTAGAATACTTTAAATTTTTAGTTGCTCAAGAAGGTCAAGATATTAATACTTTAACTTATGAAGACATTAATATCAGCATTCCTTCTTTGACTATTCAAATGGAATTTGTTGATAAAATTAATGAAGTTATTTTACCAAATTATGAAGATATAAAGTCAAAGTAACAGGCTCGTTAAGAACCCAGGTGCGTTGTGCAATGGTTTTTAACGGGCATACAATACAAGATATTGACGCATTAGATGAAACTACAATGAATGAAATTATTGTAATGTATTCCGATGGTGTATTAGGTAATAATAAAAATTTGGTAACAATGGGAACTCTTACATCAGGCGTATTTAATTATATGCGACCACCAAATTCAAAATCTTATACATTAAAAGAAATGCTTGGAAGTGCTTACAATTATATTTATCGTGAAGAAGCTAGTTTGCCTAATGAATCATTATTGGCTTTCATAAGTCAAGCGCCTGGATTTAATATTGACAAATTTAAAGGTAAAGAATAATGGCAATTATTTCAAGATTAGCGGTTTTACTTGGACTTGATGCGGGTGAATTTAACGCTGGACTAGGAAAAGCCAAAGCTGGAATAACTGAATTTACACAATCAACATTAGGCGCAAAGCTTGGTGTTGCTGCTTTAGCTATTGGATTTGCTGAATTTGCTAGGTCAGCGGTGCAATATGCAGATCAGATTTCAGATGTAGCAAAAGCTAATGATATGGCTGTTGGAACTGTTTTAGCACTAAATGAAGCCATGGTAGAAAATGGTGGTAATGCAGAAGCCGCTAGTCGTATGATGTCAGGCTTTAGTAAACAAGTTGAAGCTGCCGCTTCAGGCACAGATAAAACCCGCGAAACATTTCAAAAGCTTGGAGTATCACTTCAAGACCTTAAAAAACTTTCTGTTGATGATCTACTTATAAAGACTTTAAAAGGTTTAAATGACATTCAAGATTCAGCTACTCGAAATGCTAAAGCTATGGAATTGTTTGGTAAATCCATTAAAGGCGTAGATATTAAGGGATTTTATAATGATTTAATAGAAGGCAAAGATAAAAACAAAGAAGCAGAGC